TTGCCAGCGTGACCGGAACGGAACCGCCGCCGGCCCCCGCCGCAGCATCTTCGGATGCATCGGCCGAGGCTGGTGCAGCGCCCGCGCCGGCAACTGCAGAAGCCACCGCACCAGCGCCCGCAGCCGCAGAGCCCCAGGCCAGCGTTGCACCACAGGACGGCTCCGATGCGCCGCCCGCACCCGAGGGGCAGCAAGCCCAGCCGGTGCAGGCAGCAGTCGATGACGACCCCGTGGTGTTCGAGGGCTACAAGCAAAGCGAGCTCAAACGCCTGCTGGGAAGTGTTGCCAAGGTGGAAACGCTCGAGCAGCAGCTGCGCAAGGCCAACGGGAAGATCGGCGAGCTCAACAGCCGCATCCAAGCCCCGGCGCCCGCGCCAACTCCGACGCCAGCCCCGGCGCCCGAGTTGCCTCCGGAGCTCAAGCAGCTGGAGCAGGACTACCCCGATGTCGTGCAGTTGGTTCGCCATATGGTCGCAGGCCAGCAACCCCGCCAGGAAGCCCCGCCGGCTGAAGTGCAGCAACCCGTGGCCACGGGCGGCGCACATACAGCTCAGGCCGAGCTCGACCCCATGGTGGTGGAGATGGCCGTGCTGGACCGCACAAACGCAGGTTGGCGCGAAAAGATCGACTCACAGGAATTCAACCTGTGGCTGACCTCCCAGGGAGAGCAGGTGCAGCAGGAGTTCGCCGAAGTGGCCACGGCCGACGGCATGGGCTCCTTGCTGGGCAAGTACGACGCATGGACCAACGCCCGCGCCACCGCCGCCGACAAGGCCGCGAAGGGGCAGGCACGGCTCAAGGCCGCCGTCACGCCCACAGGCAACGCACAGCGCCCCCAGGCCGCGCCGACCGAACAGGAAGCATTCATTGCCGGCTTCAAGTCGGTGGTTGGCCGATAAGGCCGAAAGGAGAACATCGTGACTTTCACGACCGGAAATCCCGCCGAGCGAATCGGCAAACTCAAGGGTGAGATCCTGGGCCACGCCGTCGGCGTCGAAGTCCTGGGTATCACGGGCAAGCAGAGCGCCATGCCGCGCAATGTGGGCCAGACCATCGTCTATCGCCGCTACCTGCCCTACGGTGCCACGGCAACGGACTTCAACACCATCAACCGCCCTCTGGTGAGCGTCAATGCCCACGAGCTGCAAGAAGGTGTGACGCCCTCGGCCGACTCCCTTGTGCCGCAGGACATCGAGGTGAAGCTGCGCGAGTTCGGCTGCCTGTACCAGCTGACCAACCGTGTGGCCGATACCTACGAGGACGACGTGCCCGCTGAAATGAAGAAGCAGTGCGGCGAGCGTGTGGGCCTGCTGCGCGAGATGATCCGCTACGGCGTGATCAAGAGCTGCGCCAACGCCTTCTATTCGGGCGGCTCCTCGCGCAATGCCGTCAGCGGGAAGATCACCTCGAACCTGCTGCGCAAGATCAGCCGCAACCTGCAGGCCAACCACTCCAAGCGAGTGACGGGCATTCTGGCTCCGTCGGCCAACATCAGCACGTCGCCTGTCGAGGCCTCGTATCTGGTGTTCGTGCACACCGATGCCGACTCCGATGTGCGTGATCTGCCCAAGTTCACGCCCGTGGCCGAGTACGGCAGCCGCAAGGTAGTGAGCCAGTACGAGCTGGGCAGCGTGGAGAACTTCCGCTTCATCACTTCTCCCGAGCTGGCTCCCTACGCCAACGCTGGCGCGGCCATCGGCAGCACCGGCCTCATGGGCGGCACCAATGTGGACGTCTACCCGTTCATCGTGGTGGGCGAAGACGCATGGGGCCAAGTGGCTCTGCGCGGGGACAACGCGCTGGACCCCACCTACATCCCGGCCGGCCAGAAGGACAAGAGCGACCCGCTGGGCCAGCGCGGCTACGTGGGCACGCGGTTCTACATGAACTGCACGCTGCTCAACGAGGGCTGGATGGCGGTGGCCGAGGCCGGCGTCTCTGCGCTGACCTGAAGCCACGGCGGCGCGAAAGCGCTCCCGCTTCCAACCCATTGAACCGACAAGGAGCACATCATGGCTGACAACGTTGCGGGCCAGACCCGCACCCGCTCGGACGACCAAGGCACGCCTGGCTTTGCCCAGGGCAAGGTCGTCTTGGACGCCACCACCATCGTGGCCGGTGACGATCTCTTCTTCCCTGTGGGCTTCAAGCCGCGCTATGTGCGGCTGCAAAGCTCCAGCGGCGTCTGCATCGAATGGTATGCAGGCATGGCAGAGAACTCGGCCTTCAAGGCTGCTGCTGACGGCGCACGCACGCTGTCCGCATCGGCTGGCGTGAAGACCGACCCGCGCGGCTTCCGCGTTTCCCAGAACGCCACCTTGGCGGCCGTGGTGGCGTCCCAGACGCTGTACTACGTCGCCCAGGTCTGAACCAAAGCCCGGCCCCGCGCCGGGCGCAACCCCTCATTTCAGGAGAAACGCATGGCACGCAACACCACCGCAGTGGATGCAACCAACCAATACCTCGGCAAGGAGTCCACGGTCCAGATCGGCGAGATCGGCCAGGGCGACGTCGAGGTCGTCGACAAGCCGCTGCCCTCTGGTGCGCTGGAGCTCGAAGCCTTCATGAACGAACCCGTCACGGTCATGGTCTACGAGTCCACCGACGAGAACGACATGGACATGGTGCTGGTGGGCGTGAATGGCGTTTCCCAATACTTTCGCCGCGGCGTGGCCCAGACCGTGAAGCGCAAGTTCGTGGAGCGTCTGGCACGCGCCAAGCGCACCGACTTCGATCAGAAGCTCGATGACCGTCTGGGTGAGGCCATGAACAACCTGCGTCAGCGCCACGGCCTGCGCTACCCCTTCACCGTCGTCGAAGACCGCAACCCCCGTGGCGGCGCGTGGCTGAAGGGCGTGCTGGCTGAAACCCAGTAATCGAACCGAGGCCCGCCATGAACCTCCAGGAGATGATCCAGCTGTATCGAGCCCAGGCCGACGATGCCGACCCCGATCCGCTGTGCCGGGACCCGATCCTGACGATCTACGCCAACGAGGCCCAGGAGGAGGCGTGCCGCCGCGCCCAGCTGCTGCGCGATTCCACCTCTCCCATGTGCAAAGTGGCATTCGCAGCGGGCGACGAGTCCGTGGCCCTGGCCCCTCAGGTGGTGCGCGTGCTGCGCGCCTTCGTGGCCGGCCAGTCCGTGGAAGTGCTCAACGTGGAAGAGATGGACTGCGCCATGCCGGGCTGGCAGTTCCAAGAGTGCCAGGACGTGCCGCAGCGCCTGATCACCGGCATGACCACGGGGCGCCTGCACCTGTGGCCCACGCCTGCAGCGGCCGGAGAGATCCGGCTCACCGTGCAGCGGCTGCCCCTCAAGCCCCTGCGCTGCGACATCGACAAGCCCGAGATCCGCCCAGAGCTGCACAAGGCCCTGGTCGAATGGATGCTCTACCGGGCCTACAGCACCCAGGACACCGAGCTGTACAACGATGCCAAGGCCGCCGTCTGCCTGCGCCGCTTCGAGGAAGAGTTCGGGCGCAAGGCCAGCGGGCGCAATGAAGAATGGGTGCGGTCGCGCGAGGTGGCTGTGCCTGGGCCGCTGGCTTGAACGCGGAGAGCCGTATGGACGCCATCGAGAATCTGTATGCGGCCGCTCAGACCGCCGCCGTCAAGGCCCGCCGTGGCCAAGACATCCCGCAGCACCTGGAGCTGCTGGACATCGAAATTGCGCACCAGGTGTTCGGCCTGTCCCGCGAAGCCATCGACGCCTGGCCCTGGGGTGCGCCGTTCTTCTCCAGCGACCGGACAGCGGCTGCCGACGTGGTGGGCCGCATGCTGACGGGCCCTGACCGCCAGGCCTTCGAGCATGAGCTGGAGCAGGCCGCCCGGCATTGGGGCTGGGGCTCCACGCCGGATCACGCCGGCACGGCCACCTTGCTGCTGGTGCTGACGCCGGACGAGATCTGCCGGGCCGCGCTCAAGGCTCTCCGGCAATCTGGCCGCGCAGAACCGACTTGAGCACCTGGTACGGGTCGCCCTTCATTCCGTAGAAGAGGTAGGCCCGGTTCTGCTGCACCCAGGTGTAGAAGGCGAGGACGTCAGCAGCAGTGCGCTGGCCAGCGGGGCGCAGGCGCCACAACTGCTGCAGTTCTGCTTCGCGGTCGGCTTTCTTCATGGATGCTCCTCTTTTCGGGAATGTAGCAGGACGAAGTTGAGCGACCAGGAAGTTGGGGAGCTTGCTAAGCGCATTGGCTAAGATCTGGTCATGCAACCTGACCTACCTCTCTACGAACGTTTGTATCTAGATGGCACAATGAGCCCGCCAGTTCTTACTTCGGCGGCAGTTGTGAATGCTCTTGGATATATGGCCAAGACAGCAGAAATGTACGAACGATCTTCCATTGGATCTAGGCATCTGGATGGAATTAGACACCTGTATAAATATAGATCTGTTGATGCTGAAGATAATGGTTCTGTAGAAAAGACAAAATCTCTTTTGGTAAATGAGGAGATTTGGTTTTCATCGGCCTCTAGTTTTAACGATGCCTTTGAAATGGATTTTGAGATAGGTCTTCCTGAGAGCAAAAAGGTCTTCTCAGAGAACTTGAAGAAGAATGACTATTTGCTTGATCAGCTAAATCTTTCTCCGGCGAAGCGGCTGATGGAAAAGCAAAGGATACGTCGGATGGCGCCGGCCTTGACAGCTGAAATGGAAGAAGGGTTTAGAAAGCAGCTAGATGAGGCGCTTGGTATCTATTGTTTCAGCGAAGATCCTCGTAATAGATTAATGTGGGGACTCTATTCTGATAGCAATAGTGGGTATTGCGTGCAATTTGGTGTATATAATGATCCAATATTTTATCTGGCTCGGAAAATTGAATATATGAATGAGAGAGTAGTCGTTCCTGTATTGACTAATGATGAGGATCGCCCACAGGGTCATTTATATAAGAGTTCGGACTGGAGTTACGAAAAAGAATGGCGTCTCGCCTTACTCAATGTAAAGGGTAAATTGAGAATGGCGCAAAACTCGGTTGTAGGCGTGATATTGGGAGTAAAGGCTACTGGCGCTACTATCAATTTGCTCCGGAATTTAAATGACGAACGAGTAAAAATTGGGAAGCAGCCATTCGTTCTGTATCAATCCCGGTTGGACCGAGCAAACCGCGGGTATAAAGTCTTTCGTCTGTGATCCACCGGCTCGGGTTTGCTCCCTGCTGGGTAGATACGCACACTGCCATGAAGCAACCAAGGAACGCTCATGGCCACCACCATCCTCGAAGCACTACGGCGCCAGAACGGTGAAGAACCGTATGCGCCTGCATCCTCCAACGTGACGCACGGCGCTGCCTTCGGCGTCTACCGCCGGCCCGAGACCGCAGGCACGCGGCCGGGCATGATGCAACCCTATGCGGCCACAGGCCCGCGCTCCTTCGAGCCGGCCAAGAGCCTGGATGCCGGCGGCATGCGCATGGACGCCACGACCGACCCGCGCTCGCTGACCTTCGGCGGCGCCACGCCCCAGCCGGCCAACGCCTATGCAGGCGTGGGCTACCGGCCCCCAGCACCGCCTGCTGCTGCGCCTACGACGGCACCGCCAGCTGCGCCGGGAAGCCTGGCGGCGGCTGCACGGGCACAGGCCCCGTCTGCCGACTTCTCTGCGGTGAACGACTTCTCCCAAGCGCCGAGCGCCACGCCCACGCCCGCCGCTGCACCAGCACCCGCTGCAGCCCCTGCCACCACCTCCAACGTCTCGCGCATCGGCAACAGCTACTCCGGCACCAACGTGGCTGGCGACATCTCGATCAACGGCTCCGCGCCGCGTGGCTCCGTCACGACGCTGCCGGCCGGCGCCGCGCCCTCTGGCTTTGGCGGCCCCCTGGTCCAGGCCGCTGGCATCAGGCCCTGGGGCAGCGACCGGCCCGGCTTCGGCATCATGGACAACCCATTGGTGGCGCGTGCCCTGGGCAACGGCCCCAGCGCGCAGAACATGGGTGCCGCCGACAACCTGGCCGCACAGGGCAACATCGAATCCACGGCCCGCCTGCGTGCCTCGGGCCAGATCGCCTCGCCCGGCCCCGGCCCGTCCATGAGCCTGTCTGGCGGCACCCTCGGCATCCGCCGTGCCCCGAGCATCGTGGCTTCCGAGCTGGGCGCTCAGCGTGGCTTTGACCGTGCCGAAGGCCGCGACCCCGCTTCCCTGCAGCGCGCCACCTCCATCTATCAGGCGCTGCTCCAGCAGCAGGGGCAGAACCAGCGCGCGGGCATGCAGGCCGGGCTGGACCAGCAGCGGATCAACATGGACCGGGAAACACAGGGCTTCACGAACCGGCGCCAGAGCATCGTGGAAGCGCTGCGCAGCCAGGTGGCGCAGGAGCCGGACCCGACCAAGCGCCGCAGCATCGTGCAGTACATGCGCGATGTGGAGGGCGCGCAGACCCCCAGCGATTGGGATGTGAAGGTCACGCCGACCACGAAGAACGTCGATGGCTCAACAACCATGGGTAGCGTCATCCGCCACAACAGGGCTACGGGGCAGGTGGAGCATGTGCCGATGGGGCAGGGGGGCGGCCAGCCTCCGTCGCGCGACAGCCTAGTGCGCGGCCAGATCTACCAGACCCCACGCGGGCAAGCACGCTGGAACGGCACTGCATTCGATCCAGTGTGATCAGTTGCGAGCGGGTGGCAGGCCGTAGGCCTCTTCGTAGGTGAAGGACTTTTCATACAGCCTCCGGCACGCAACCCCAATCAGCTCCGCCGCCCTGGTGCTGCGCGTGTCTCCCGCCTTCTTCGCTGTGCACTCTGGCCCGGACTTGAACCCCAGCATGCCCCGGCCATCTCCCTGGGGCACAGCCTGAATCCCGCCCGGGTGCTCAGCGCTGCAGACCTGGAACACGGCCTGGGCCGCGACATCGTTCTGCGTGCCGGGGAGCTTGTCCAGTAGGCAGGTGGCCATGTTCGCGGCCAGGGCGGGGGCGGAGACGAGGCCAAACAAAAAAGGTAGTTGTCTCAGGTGCATCGGATGCCTTTGTAGTTCAGTGTAGGCGACTGAATTTTGCTCTAACCAGTTTATCCGCCTCAACTATATGTTGAGTTCTTTTATACATTAGATTGAAGGTCTGCAGATGAGCGAAAGAAATAAGGTGGAACTGGATTTGATATTGTCTGAGTGTGAAAAACTCAATGTTGAATTGAGTAAAAATCCGCACTCAGGAGATAATCTATATGACAACAAATTTGTTGCACAATCAAGAACAAGAATAAGAGCAGCTGTTGGCGTAATTTTTAGAAAAGCTCTCGTGGGGTGCGGCCCTTTTTTAGGTCGAAGTGAGGATTAGTTTTCTTCCTCTCCAATATCTTCCAACATTGGAGGGAGTTCGCCTGCGTCCAGCTTCACCAATTGGGAGGATGCAGCCAGTGCTCGTGCTCGCATAGTGCGCAGATCTTCAAGGCGCGCACGAGCTGCGGTTATTTCAGTGGCAAGTGCCGGATTTTTCTGAAGCTCCTCTTCGCTTGGTTGCTTCTTGGGAATTGGCAGACTCACGTTGATTTCTACCTGTGCTCCATCGGAAATCCGCTTTGCCAAATACTTCAACCCCTGACGCAGCTGAGTTTCAAGCTCGTTTGCCCGCGCTTCGTCTTTCACAGTAGAGTAGGATTGCCTTATTTCGTGAGCTAGCTCGCGTATGCCTTCTGAGAATGAGGCTTGAATAGATTCCTCTAGGT